GGTTTTGTTGAGCAGACTTTAAGTTTATTACCATAAAGATTCTTATCTTCGGTAAATTCTTCCCTTAATATTCTTCTTATGGATTCTTGTAGGTTCATAACTTACATACTAATACTTCTTCTAATCAGTTTTTTATAATCAGATATTAATAACTCCAATTGATTTAAACCACTATTTAATAACGCCACACTTTCTAATACATCATTAGGTGTTCTTTGTCTTTCATCAAATACTTGTGAGGCAGTACTTCTTTGTATGTGTTTTTTTAATAATTCGTTTAATGAGTCTTTACCTCTTTTAACTTTCATTATTACACTATCTATATCTTGTCCGTTTCTCTCTAATTTTTTAAAGATACCAATCGCCTCATCATCGGACATACCTCTATTTTCTTTTAATACTTTTTTGGTGATTCGTTCTAAATCTGATTCTGTTAATCTTATTACTTTTTTCATATCATATATTTTTTATTTCTTATTCTTAGTTAAATCTATAAACCAAACTTTTATTGGTTCAATTCCCATTTGTAGTGCGGTTGATGTTCTTTTGAATCCGCCAATTAAAACATATTCATTACCATCTTTTTTTGTAAAGTATTTTACAACAAATGCTGCAGGTAGTTTTCTTTCTTCACCTTTCCTTGCGTATTCTCTATATTGGTCCATATTTCCTGCTAGTCTTTTTGGGTCTTCTTCACCTGAATCTTTTAATCTTTGTGATACCCTTGATGATACACCTTTTTCTGGTGATTGACTCCATAAGAAATCTGATATTTTACCCATATAATCAGTGTCTTTAACATTATCTATATATTCGCCTGTTTCTGGATCTGTTCCTTTCCATACTTTCATTTCACCAAGACCAAAGAAATTATACCCTTCTTCTATACATTGTGGGTCATTCATTAATATGTTTTTTAATTCATTCCATCTTTCTTCTTCTTTTAAAAGAGATATCATATTTTGATTCAATAATATATCTTTAATTTCACTTTCATTTTCCACATCTTCACCTTTAGCAAACTCCGCAATTGTTTTAAATGTGTTTGGCATAATATTATATACGGTGTTGTAGTTTTCTGGGTTGAAGAACTCTTTTTCTGTGAATCTTCCTGGATTACCCAATAACTCACTAAGTTCCTGTGTAAAATATTCTTGCGTTGGTACTTCCCATTCTACTTTATATGGATTAGTTACTTCAGTAAGAAGTCCCATCATTTGTTTAATTCTATTTATTTCTTCTTGTAGGTTCATATTAATAAATATCTTATTTTTTTTCTTTAAATATGTGGGTATTTTATTAACCCATATACTTTATGTGTTTCCATCTCTGCCCAAGTAATTATCTCTTCTTCTTTATCTAAATCTCTTTCATGTAAATTAATACTGAGGTGCATTAATTCGTGAAATAAATGCCCAAACATTTCTATATCACTATTACATCTTTTAAGGTTAATAAAAACAAAGTACCTATCATTAGAATTATAATCCTTTTCTGGTTTTGGTATGTAATTACACCAACCACAAATATAACTACTTTCATCATTATTAGTATGTGACATACATTCGTTAAGACTTAATCCATGCATCTCTTCCACATTAAAATATCTAAATACTTCACAAGGATTTTCACTTAACAGTAAATCGTATTCTACTCTATTAATTATATCCATACCATTTTTTTATATTTCTTTATCTAATAAGTCTATTGCCTTTTTAACATCAGTATAGATTTCAGGCATACTACCCGCATTATGTATAAAAGGATTTTCATTTGTCCTTAATTTCTTTTTAAATGAAATATCATAATCAGTTAAAAAAACTTCAGGAACTCCAGTTGCGTTAAACTTTTCTAAAAAATCTCTGTGTTTAGTGATATCTATTTTTACTAAGTTTACATTTTTTGTTTTTATAAAATCGTAAAATTCTTTTGTGTTAAAGAATTCTTTTTCTATTACTCTACATATTGAACAACTTCTGGCGGTAAGGTATAAAAATATTTTTTTATTCTTATCCTGTATCTTATCAAATGAATCAACCCAATCGATAGTAACATTTTTTGGTTGATCATTTATTGGTTGTTTGTCTTTAGGGTTATAATTAAATTTATTATAATCCATATGAGTTGGGTCAGTTATAAACCCTAATGGGTTATTTGATTGCTCGTTCAGTCCCATCATTTGTTTAATTCTACCTATTTGTTCTTGTAAATTCCTCATTCAATTAATTTCCATTTAAAATATGTTATTTTATCTGACTGAGTTTCGATATAACCATTAGGATTAAATTGTTCTTTTGTAAGTTGGCAAGAAAAATTATGACCATTATATCTTGTCATTAAACCAGGAAAAGAATTAGACATTTCATTTTCGTATATATTTTTTTGTTTTTGTATTTGTGTTTGATCCAATAATAAACCTAGTTCTTCTTCCACACCCCTAATTAAAGATTGTAAAGGATCTTCACCTATTTTCATTTTTTCAGACATAGACGATTCTTTATTTCTAGTTCTCGTTCTTCCATCAGTAAAAATTTGTTTTTCTTCTATAAGTTTATATATTTTGTTATTTTCTACATGTATTATTTCACACATAACAAATTCTATTTCTCTTATTAAAGTGCCACCTTCAACAATTAAATTACATTCTTTACTATCTATTTCTTTTTGTAAATGACCTATTGTTTTTGCATAACCTTTCCCCCACTCAGATATGGGTATCTGATAGGATTTGAGTAGTTGAGTTAAATCGGATGTAACATTAATTTTTGTTGGGTTTTTTATACTATCCCACACCTCTTCCGAAGTTTTTTTACCAGATATTAAATCGTTTTTTAATTGATCGTAACTTTCTTTACCATTAATTCTAATATATTCATTTAATTTTTCCGCAAATAATTTATTAAAACCATTTTCAATTTCATCTATTTTATAAACCACATGTCTGTTTAATACTTGTAAACTAACAAGATATTCTAAATCATCAGTGTCTATTTTTTTTAAATTTTCACCAGATAATTCTTTTCCTTTCACAAAATCAATTAAATCGATATTAGGAATATCTTTTATCCCAACATTCCTCAAAATTAAATCTTTAATAGTTTTATCCCATTGACTTCTGAATGCAGTAAATTCTGATTTAGTTATTAGTGATTCTATTTCTAATTTTTTAAAAATATCGTTACCAATAAATAAAAAATCATCAAAACTTTTACCTATAGATGTTAAAATTGATTTGAAGTCTGGAATATTTTTACTAGCGTCTAAATTTTTGGCGGAATTAATAATATCATCCAACCACCGTTGTTCGTTTAGAATTCCCATAATTGATTTAATTCTTTTTATTTCTTCTTGTAGTTTCATATTTATAAATATTTAATAAAACAAAAAACCCTTACATTTCTATAAGGGTTATATTTTTATTAATGGTTATTATTCTCTTGTATATGTGGTTACTATCTCCTCACCTATTTGTGTAGTTACAATATGTGTAGGTGTAGTATCTTTAAATACTTCTTCTGTGATATAAAGATTCTCCCACTCAACATCAGTGTTTCTCATCACCCATTGAACTTGTTCTTCCCAAGTCATTAATCTTACAGTTTTACTCATAGTTAATTGACTATAATTTTTCATATCATAAAATACTTTATTTAATTTAATTAATCTACTACACCATTACCATAGTATAAGTAAAAACTTTTTTTATTATAATCATCTGACTTTAACCATTCTTTATATTTTTGTTCTACTATTTTATCTTGAAATTCATAGTAACTTCCATTACAATATCTCAGACTATTATTAAGTTTATAGAACTGTTCAAACAAACCTATATCAGTTGTGTCTTCGATGTCCTTTGTGTTTGTGATAACCGATGTGGTATCCAAATAACGAAACCCTGATTCAGTTACAACGGTTTCATTTATAGGATTCCAATAATTTAATTTAGTTTTAAACATAGTTATTTTATATTAAATTTTTTATATTCTTTCCATTCTTTTTTGGGGATAATAGTATCGTTCAAATCTAAACAACTCCATTCACATGTATTGTGATTATAAAAGTGAACATGTATTCTTTCTACACGTACCTTTGGTGAACAAGACGTGAGTAATACCAAAAATAATATTTTTTTCAAATTACTCATCTTCTAATTCATCTATTGTATTGTGAATGTTTCTATTCTATCGTGTACCAATTTTCTCATATTTTCCATTTGATTTATTAGTGTTAATCTAAGGTTATGGAATTCTTCATCCTTTATTTCACTAAATGAACTATATTGTTTAAAACAATACTCAAATCCCTCATTATTCATTCTATAATCGACATTATGCCAATTTTCTAATTGTTCTTCTAATTCTTCTCTATTCATCTTTTTTATTTAATTTCTGTAACATTTCTTCTATTTCGTATCCTTGTTCTTCCAGTTCCTTTTGAATCTTTTTATCGTTGATGAATTTGGCATCTTCCCACGCTTCTTTAATGCTACCCCATTTAATCCACAACCTAAAAAAATCGTATATTAATTTAAACATCCTACTTTTTCTTTTATTCTTTGTTCTGTTATATCACAATACTCTTTACCTTCATTAAAATTAAATTCTAAATTTTCCATAACTTTTATTTTTTTCTTTTTTATTTACTTTAATATACAAAAGATCTTTTACTTACTTTCGTCCTTTATTTGAGTATTTTCTCTCAATAATGCAACAATAGCTTCCCACCCCATTTCTATAGTGTAACCACAATCATGGTAAAAACTAACTATATCATAAAGTGTTTCACATTTATTTATATCCTCTTTCATCCCATCAATATACATTTGAGCTTCATCTTTAGTATGGATTTCTTCAATCCATCCAGTTTCATTTTTGATGATTATTTGTTTAATTTCTTCAATACTTATCATAGTCCTAAATCTTTACGTTCTTCAATTAAATACTCTACTTGTTCAATTGGTAATGTCATAATCAATTGACGAAGCATTTGCCATTCCATTTCTGTTTCTTTGAGAATGTGTTGTATTGTTTCCCCATCAACTTCTATTTTATTTAGTATGTCAATTACTGTTTGAACTAAATGATGATTTACTGTAATTCCTTCTTCCATAACCTTTATTTTTTATTTAAAAATTCATTAATACATTTTATTTATTTTAAGACAAAAATATAAATTATTTTTCTTATAAACAAAAAAAACCTCCACTTTTTTTGTGGAGGTTTAATTTTATTTTCTTAGAAAATGTGCTAACCAAGAAAATACACCTAATAGTATCGGTACCAGTACACCTGCGCCACCCATATAAGATAAATGGATTACTGCAGCTGCAGACATAATAGAAGTAATCCCAATCGCACCAATAAGTGTTGTTCTAGGATGTACCAATAAACAGACAGAAACAATCTCTAATACACCAACTAAACCTAAATAAGGTAATAAATTAGTTGCAGTAAAGTTATTAATCATTTCTTCTGAACCAATTACTTTGTTTATACCAGACATTAGTAGCATAAACGAAACTAGTGAGGTTACCAACCACCCTAAGTTTTTTAATGTAAATATATTTCTCATAAACCAATATTATTGATTTATTTTTGAAATGTCAAATAAATTTTTAAGGATTAAGTAGGTAATTTCTCACCATCAAGGTGAGTTTTTTCATTTTCTACCCTAATTTTAATCTTAGGTGTATAATCTTTAGGTAATTTGTTTTCTATACCAACAAATTCACCCATTTCATTATCTATTCTAACAACAATTTCTTTTTTTTCTATGTTCAACATAATTTGCCCAACAGTAGACATATTGTACATATTTTTAGTTCTATAAGGGTTTAAAAATGGATCATCCTCATATTTTTGTTTTAACTTATCAATAACATCAATATCAGTTTTAGCATCTTTTAAATGTTTTTTCGCCAATTTCATTCTAGATAAAGATGATTTCCTTTTTTCACCTTTTGTATACCCAGCATCTTTTTGATAGATGCCGTGATTAGTTCTTACAATAAGTTTTGAATTTTTTTTTAATTTTTTTATTATATGATTATGAATTCTCGTCATTTCAATGACATAAATATTTTCATCATCTGCAACTAACGTCTCACCCTTCAATCCAACGTCATATTTATCTTCGCCAGTGTAAGAAACAATAGATTTTATAACTTTTTCTATTGTTTTATAGGATAATGCTTTTCTAATTTTTTTACCGTTATACGATTTCATTTTTTTTTCTGTAGAATCATTTTCACGAAAATTATTTATATTTTCACCTTCTTTTTCGTCTTCTTTAACCGCTAAACTTGAATTAACAATACCTATTCCATATTCATTCATACCCTCACTCCAATCAGTATCAATATCTCTCCAATAGGCAATTTCAATATCGTCAACTATTTCATGCACCAATTCTATTTTCGCTTTATAACCCCTATCTCTATTTTTTGCCAATACAATTGTGTCCTCTAATTTAACTCCCGCAATTGTACATTCATTCATGAAATTTTTGGGTGAAATTCCCATTATATTTTGAATTCTATTTATTTCTTCATTAATATTTTTCATGTTAGGCATCTGTTGTTTTATCTATTTGGTTAGGGTTTTTAAAATCTTTTTCTTTTGAGTCTATATCATTTTTAGCTAGTTCGTTAAGTTCTTTCACAAATACGGATAATTTTGGTTCAAAATTACCTATAACCCAACAACCTATCATACGTTCTAAATCACCTGATATATCCTCACCATTTAATATAGATTTTATATGTTTAGTTATTATACTTAATGGAATATCCTCACCCGTTTTAATCAAACCTTTCTCACCTAAATAACTTCTATATGCTGCCAAATTAGATAATTTTTCATTCCAATCACAATTATAACCACTTTTCCAATTTTCAGTACTATAATAATTTATCAAATCCCTATGATTGATACCTTTAGAATCTAATTCATTTTTAGCTTCGACAGGTATAATTTCGATTGAAGCTCTATTCTCCATTTCCTTTTCTTCTGTACCATAATAATCATATGCCGCAGGAAAGGCTTGTTGTATGGTTATGGTAGAATTTAAATTTCGTACTTCTGCCCATAAAATATGTTGTATTTCATGAACAAAGGTATTTTTAGATTTTTCTTTTAAAGTTTCTATCCCTTCTTTAAAATAATAGTAATATGAATTAATATTAACACAAACTGTGTATCTTGGGCAACTCCCACTAACATACATAGAAGCACCAATTTCTTCTGCTCTTTTGGTATAATCTAACCAACCTTTTTTTTCTACTTCATCTAAAGCATTTAAATATTTTTCTATTATACTATCTAAAGAAAACATATCTTTTAAATAATCCGTAGTAGTCATATTGGCATATATTTTTTTTTGTACTTTTGGGGTATTTAAATATTTCCTCCAGTAACCTACTGCATATTTAAAACTTTTATTTAATTCCGCAGGTATAGTAATATTTTTTGCATCCGATACTTCTTTAGGGACTAAATCAAAATCCATATCAAATAAAGTTTGTTGATCAACCTTACAAGTTTTAGATAAGGACTTACACATTTTTATTATCATATCCGCAACCGCTTTCATCATTTTAGGACCATAACCACTAGTTGTACCGACATCCCAACCAGACTTTTTCATTCTAGCCCATAATTTATCAACACTATCAATACCTTCTTTAGCTCCATATGCCCAAGTACCTAATGCCTTAGCAGTACCATTACCAAAGTCCCAATCTTTTGTGATCTTATACCCCACTTTAATCAAAAATTCTTGTACGTCACCAGCCCCATTATTAGGGTTAGGCACTCTTTCATCACTGTTGTAAGAACCATCAGCAATTTTTTTATAATACCAACATCTTTTACCTTCAATAGATTCAGTAATTAAATTATTTTGATAAACATTAGTTTCTGTTATAATGCCCATCATTTCTTTCATTCTTTTTATTTCTTCTTGTAAATTTTTCATATCGTATTAACCATTATACTCAACATCATTATCATCATAATACTCCTCCCAATATTCGTCTCCATCATGACCATAGGTTTTAACATTATTACCATTATCATCTCGTTATGTGTAAGTGTTCTGTTCATCGTTCTAATCATCATTTCGGTTGAAAATTTTAAAAGAAACACACTACTTAATTCAATTTTTGAAAAAATTTATATAATCTTTTTTGAACTTTTTGTTTATTTTCATAACTTAATTTATGATAGTAAGGAAAATAATCTAAAGTCATTCGAAAGAAAGTATCAAAGTCTCCAAATCCTGTTCCATGGTTATCAATTAATTGGTCTAAAGCAGTGATAATTCTCGCATTTATCTCATGGTGCATATTAAGATAGAAATTATTTCTTTTTTCTTCATCTTCTATTTCTTTCCTAATTCTTTCTAATTTCTCAACATTATTTCTATAACCAAAACCATAATTTATATTATCATAATGGTGTGTTATTTCGTGTATGAAAATCTCTCTTATCTCCTTTAGATATGTGGAATTTTCATCCGTTAACACTTTTTTTATACCATCATATAATAGCTCTTTTTCATAATCTTCCAATTCTTCCAAATCGTCTATTTTTGATAAAAATTGTTTGAATATTTTGAATAATCCTATTGTGAGTTTTTTTGCATCATCGTCATATTCTCCAAGAGAACCAACTAAATCGTCAATAGTTATTTCTACATTAATTTCGTATAAGTAAAAACTATAATAACCTTCTGTTAATAACGTATTTACTATTTCGTCTATATTATTTCTACAATATTTAAGAAAATAATTATAAAAATCTTTAGCAAAGTTTAATTTTTTATCATCGCTTTCAACTAAAAACTCTCTTATCTTGGTTTTAATAAATTTTCTCAAATCTTTCATCTTTTCTTTTATATATAAATATTAAGAATTAAAACTTCCACCCTTTTTATTTCTTCTTGTAAATTTTTCATATCGTATTAACCATTATACTCAACATCATTATCATCATAATACTCCTCCCAATATTCGTCTCCATCATGACCATAGGTTTTAACATTATTACCATTATCATTTCGAACTCCTACTTGCCAAGCATTTTCATTTTCATAATAAAACCAGTAATGTTTTCCGTTTATTGGATTAACATCCACCAAAAATACATCACTACCGTTTTTAATTTTTTGTGATATATTTTTTTCAGGTTTAATTTTTTGCATAAATAAAGTTTCTAAAATAAACATTATTTTTTCATCATCAGTAATATTAAAATTATAATAAATGTCTTTTAGATATGGGGGCGAAATTAAAAATGCAACTTTTTTAAGTTGGTTTATATTATCGACCTCTTCCTTTATGATATAATTAATTTTTTTTCTATTAATCATTTTTTATTTACATTGACCCCATTCGAAACTTCTTACTCTACATCTTTTTTTACTAGTCACACTTATGTTAAACGCACATAGTATTGCATTTACCAACCATAAACCTATTAAAGTTACTAATACTACACTAGCAATAGTTAATACTAAAGCTGGCATAGTAAAACTACCAAATAGTGTAACAAGTGCCATAGAAGTTCCAAAAAATTCTTTTAAAACTTCTTCATCACCTGATTCAGTTTTTTCTGCTTCAGATTTTTTAGCTTTTAAATTTTTAAATAACTTTTTTAAATCTTTAACTGTTAAAGTATTTAAAAAGTCCACAAACTTATTTATATATTCTTTTATAATATTTAATATTTCTGTTGCCTTATCTTTAAATTTTTCTTTAACAACTTGACCGAATTTCTTTTCAACATATGAATCCATATCAGACATTTGACAAATTTCTGTATTGTCTAATGAATTAATTACGTCTTCTTGGTTGGTTAGGGATATACCTATTTCATTCATTATTTCTTCACCACCATCTGATTTTAATTCATCCATAAATGACATTTTATTGTCATCATCTATATCATATTCTTTAAGTAATTTTTTATTCGCCTCTAATATTAACTCTCGTTTTATTTTACTAATTCTTCCCATAACAATTTTTTTTCTTTTTTTTATTTACATATTGTACTTTGTATTGCTGACCACCAAGTATCTGATTCATCTACTTCTGAATTACCTGTCATACCATACTCATCCAATTCCTTTCTTATTTCAATAGTCGATTCTTTCCACATTCTTAAAGGTTTTTTTATTTTATCCCACATCTTAGGATTTTCTTTCATTGTCCCTATATGGTTTTCTAATAATTCTATACCTTCTTCATATGTATCTACACTCATAATATTACAAATGTCTTTCTTTTTAGAAGTTTATTCTTTTAATACTTTTCTAATTATATTTTCTATATTCATATCTATAAATATTATTAAAGTTTAGAATCTATGTCTGCACCAATTAATTTATAAACGGGTCTATCCCCATGTGGTTCAATTCCACCAATTGGTGGTTCAATTAGTGTCGCCCCAAGTGCTTGATATTTTTTATAATAATTTCTTACAGAAGATTCGTTATATTTTGTCAATCCTCCCCATCCCCACGATCCTTGCACTGCAAATATTTTAGCATTAGGAAATGTTTTTTTAACTGCAGAAAATAATCCATCAATATCGTTTTCAAAATTAGAATAACCACCATTAGTTCCCGTACAAAGAATTACATTTTGAACTTCAGGACTTACTGGGTATTTTTTTACAGAATCTCTTAACCAATTTACAGTTGTACTTCCTTTTTGTAAAGTTGATTCCCCTTCAGAACCTGATATCATTTGTGCTTTACTTGTCCTTTTTGCGACGTATTTTGTTTGTGAGTCCCCTATAATTATATTTTTTGGTGTTTTACCTTCTTCAGTGTTTTGTTCTTTTGAATTATCCTTTTTTATACCCTTCCATAATTCACTACCAATATAATCAGTTTTGTCTCCAGAACCACCTTCATCCGCACCCATTTTGGTAAATAAAACTCCACTACTGTATTCAATAAGATGTTTAATTTTATTTATTTCCTCATTTAAATTCCTCATCAGTAAAATTACTTACCATATATTATTTCTTCAAGTTTTCTTTTAGATACTTTAATTATTTCCCCTTGATTATAAGGTCTTAATTGACTCATTTGTTTTGCGGTAGACACTGAATATCTATTTTCATTTTCAAACCATTGACCATCTTTATTAACAAATATTGGGTACCAATTATAAGAATAAACTACATACACACCTTTCACATAGTTTGCGTGTGTGTTACTACCTTTAAAAGGTATTTTTGCGGTAACTAAATCTCTTCCTGTTGAATTACTAGTAGATAACTTTTTTTTAGTAACATCAGTTCTAATTAATTCATCGTATTCATCTTTAAAATAATTATCTTTGAATAATTGAAATAATTCAAACGCATCTAACCCAGAAAACCCAAAGTTTTTATCAATAAACTGAATAATTTTACTATATGGAGTTTTAAGGTCAAAACCCTCATCTTTTAATGTTTTGATAACATATTTCTCTAATTTTTCTTTTCTGTCATCAACTTCCTCTTTTAATATTTTTCTGATAGTATTTTTCATATATATAAATATAATAAATTTTTAAAATAATTGCATAAAAAAATCCACACTAAGTATGGATTTTTATTTGTAATAGTAAAATTACTAAGATTTTTTAATTTTGTCAATAAATGACCAAACAAAACCAATAGCCGTCATTAAACCACCAGTAACTTCGGTTACTAATGTTTCATCAAAATATCCTAACATAACCACTGCACCACCTACACTTGTAAGTATGTGTCTAATTAAGCCTAAAATTTGTTCTTTACTCATTTTTTTTATTTTAGTTATTTGTTATTATACCTATAAATATGTTTAATCAAATCAAAAATTACATTTTTTGCCAATTATTTTTTAAAAAATCTTTTTTAACATTTTCATGTTCGTAGTTGGGTAATTCAATTGCCCTATCTTTCAGTATTGATTTTAACTCATCGTGTAGATTAATGGTGTTGGTATATTTACCTAATTGTTCTTTCCAAAACTTTTTAGAGAACCAAGATTCTATATCACTACCACTAGATTCTATTTTTTTTAGTAATCCCTTAGTTAACCAAGGATCTATCAGTCCAACAAAATCGTAATCATTTAAAACATTTTGTATTTTTAAAGATCCTGTGGAAAAACCATTTACAGAAGTTATATCTAAATTATTTGTATTATATAAAATAGAATTTTTTTGTTGTGTTAATTTTTGAACGTCTTTAATTAAATCATTAAAACCCTTATCAAATCTAGATAAAATAACTATTTTACTTTTTAATAATTCTTCTGGTATATCTTTCAGTAATTCTTCTGGTGTGTCTAATAAACCGCCATATATAACTGTTGCCTGATTGGTGTCGTTATTTGGTTTACTAACAATGTATTTTTTAGATTTTTCTAATTGATGATCACCCATATCCTCAATAGAATTATCATCTAATTCTAATCCCATCATTGATTTGATTTTCTCTACCTCTTCGTTTAAAATATTTTTCATACTACAAATCCATAAGCAGTGATTAAAAGTGCCATCATTATACACATAAAAATGTACCATAATTTTTCTTCTAATTCTTCCATGTTATATAATATAAATATATTATTTTTTATAAATCATCTAAACACCATATAGGTGTTTTTTCACCTACATAACTACCCATAACATTGAAGTGGAAATACTCTAAAGCCTCTTCTTCTGTCATTTCAATAGATAAAATATCTATACACTTACTTACGGAATAGATTAATCTCATTGAGTGTTGATCAATACCTATTATTGCATCATCAAAACCATCCGCTTTAAGTATCTCATCTTCGGGAAACCATTCTAAAATTTTGTCTAACATATTTTTATTTTTTAGAAACTTTTTCTATTTTTTTATGCTGAATTTTACCATAAGCATCACAATCAGCCTTTTTGGTAGTCTTGCAACTAATTATAATCATTGATATTGCGATTATTAAATAAATTACTTTACGATTCATAAACTTTATTTTTTAATTCTTTCATCATTTTTTGTTTTGCCCTATGTAAATGGGACTTAGAAGTTCCTTCATTAATTTTTAATATTTTAGCAATTTCTTTATGTTGTAAATTTTCATAATAATACATAGTCATTACTGTCTTATATGATTTTGGTAACGATTCCAATACAAATTCAATATCATTAAATTTTTCTTCTCTAAAATCTTTATCTTCATCGATAACGAAATCTATATTATCACAGAACTCAACAGAATATTTTTTTTTCCTTAAAAAATCGATAGACAAATTTTTAAAAATTCTATATACCCATCCTTCAAAATTACCCTTACCGTTATATTGATCAATACATTTGTATAGTTTTAAGAAACCATTTTGTAATATATCTTCACTATCCATATCATTTTTAATAATTGACTGTATAGTGTTATAGGCTAACTTTTGGTAGCATCGGTATAATTCAGATTGAGAAATTTTATCTCCTTTTTTACAACCTTCAATTACTTCATTTATTTCCATATAAAACATAATTAGGTTTCAAAGATAATTAAAAAAATAATTAAAACAAAATTTTTAATTAATTATTTTTCTGATTGTGCCGTCATCATATACTTCTATAAGTAATCCTTGAGTTGTCAATGTACTACTAAAACTTTCGTATATTAAGTATTGATTGCATTGTGACAAAACATCCACATTCAGTAAAAAGATAAACCCAAATAAAAGTGACAATAATTTTTTCATATTTATATTTAAAAAAATGTAAAGACACAAATAAATGAGCATTTAATGATTATATTTTATCTTTACCTTTTCTGATATAGGGATTGGGTCACCATTCTCATCAATCCTAACAAATTTTATATTTGTACTTAGGACTACATTTTGTGTGCCAGAATACACGTTATGTGATCTAGCTTCTAAATGTAAAGTTAAAGAAGTATCCCCAATACCCAATACCTTACCATATATTTTTATTAACTGACCTTCTTTGGCTGGTTTTTTAAATATACATTCATCTATTTTAACTGTAACCATTCTAGGTGTATCAGATACTTCCATTGCATAGGCAGCACCTGCAGCGTCTAACCAAGCCAATAATTTACCACCAAATAAATTACCATGAAATCCTAAATCCGATTTTTTAATCGGGTGTGTCGAGATTAAATTAAAATCATTCATATTCTTTTTTCATTTTTTTATAATACTTTCTACCGACAGGTTCATAAGAATCATTACCACCTATCATAACTTTGTTACCAGAAAAAACAGGTATACCATCATTCATTCTCATATTCATAGATGTTTTATCATCGTACCGACAAACTGTTTTTAATTCTTCTATTTCATCTGCCAAAGTCATAAGATAAATGGATCCCTCAAAAGGTTCTCCTTTAAAATCTGATCTTAACCCATATACAATCACATCACAGTCTAATTCATCGACTATATCAGTAAGTTGCCAAACCTGACTTTTAGTTAGGAACTGTGATTCATCGATAAAAACACAATCACATCCGAAACAATTTTCGGAAACAAATTCAAATAAATTAGTAGATTCGTCAAAACAATATGCTTCCCTACTAATACCTATTCTGGAGGCAATTTTATTTTTACCGTACCTATCGTCCAAACATGAAGTGAAAAGTATAATATTTCTTTCCCTTTCTTCATAGTTGTAAGCCGTTTTCAATAGATCTAATGATTTTCCTGCACCCATAGTTGAGTATCTAAAATGTAACTTTGCCATAATTTTTTTTATAAGTATAAGTATTTATTATTATAAAATAAAGTGATAAGATATGAAATATAAGTTAAGTAAAGAAGAAATTGGTAGATTATTATCTGATTATGAATATATGGGTTATGATGAAGAATCGGCAATAGATGATTTAGTAGATTTAGTTTCATATCTTAATAATTTAAAATCACCACTAACTTTATATAGAATAATTTGTTCAGATAATAAAGAGGGGATTAACCTATCAAAAGTCGGATCCCATTTTTCACTTAATAAAGAAAATCTTACAACCAATCACTATAGAAGAGGTAGTATTGCAGGTGATTGTAGAGGTGAAAAGGTATTTCTTTTAACTGTATCTGCAGATAAATCATTAATACATGTAATGGAAACGCTATCGAACAACATTTTATATCCACACGAAGAAGAAATAACTCTTAAAAATTATGGTATCGGTGCAGTTGTTTTAGGCACTAAAGAGTTATAATTTATCCCAAGTACCGTTATTTAATAAGATATAGGAATTTACATATTTTTTATCCCACTCTTTAGGTGAAATAATACTCAAAAAATGTGTACCGTTATCCCTCTCATATAAATGATACACCTCACCAACTATTGGTTGGAAGTTATAGTCAGAATCATAAATTAATTTAGTATTGACGTATTTAGATACTAATTCTTCATATTCTTTTTTGATTTCACTTAACCTACTGTTAAAAAATTTATCCGCCTTTAAACCTTCACTTTTATCAACAACTATGGGGTTAAACTTTTGTGTTCCCACAGTTGTTGGGTATTGTTTTAAACTAGCATCAAACTTACCAGTTTCATCGTTATATACTATGTTGTCAGGATATTTTTTTATCACAATAAATGTGGTTTTGATTCTACCATTCCTGAATTAGTTATCTCAACAAAAGTAGCCTTTTCGTTAAATTCTGATATAGTTCTACAACCACTATAAGATAGTGCAGATCTAACCCCATCACTCAAACTTTCAATTATATATTTAACCCCACCTTTGAAGGGTATAAGTGTTGATTCACCCTCAATGTTTCTTTGAACTTGCCCATGACTAGATTTAGTTTCTAGACTAGCAGAACCTCTATATCTTTTATATAGTGACCCATTACCCTTCTCAACTATTTTCCCTGGAGATTCAGTTGTACCCGCCAACAATGATCCTAACATCACACAAGATGCGCCAATACCTAAAGCCTTTGCGATATCACCACTATTTCTTATACCACCATCCGCCATAACTGGTATGTCTGGACTAACATCACAATCCATTATTGACGTAATGTTGGGTATTCCGTGTCCAGTTTTAATTCTTGTCGTACAAAGACTGCCCCCACCGATACCAACTCTTAAACCATCCGCACCCCATTCGATTAAATCTAATGCGGACACCGTAGTTGATATGTTACCCGCGATAATGTCTACGTGATTAGGTAGAATATTTTTAAGTTCAGAAATCATATTCTTAACATTGGCATGGTGACCATGTGCGACATCTATAATTAATATGTTTACACCTGATTCAACCAACTTAATTGCTCTATCAATATCGGAAGACATTACCCCAATCGCTGCCATAATAGGAATATCCTGAATTTCTGTATGCCAATTATCATACATAACACCCCAACTTTCGTATAGTGAGATATTATTAAAATGTTTTTTAACCTTTCTAACTTCTTCACATTGTTCCTCTATAGTCATAAACCTATGAATGCAACCTACACCACCTAATTCTGCCATTTTAATTGCCATTTCAGATTCACAAACTGTATCCATACAAGATGCAACATAAGGACTTAATATACCATATCTTCTACTAACTTTAGTACTTAAACTAATATGTGATCTACTACCAATATCCGAATATTTAGGTTCTAATAACACATCATCGTATGTTAAACTACTTTTTTTTATTTTATTCCCCATCTTCTTCATTTATTTTCTGTCTTAATGATTTTTTTTCTATTCTCTCTTCTAGTTCTTCAGATAATACGTGAAATATTATACCTGGTAAACATAAAATTATAGGTATTACTAAAAATAGTATAGATATTATTTTTAATACCCAATATAGGAACTTACTCATCTTTTTTATTTTTTCTTTTACGTTTTACTTCTTTATTATTATTTACGTCTCCTTCCACATCATCATTATCCGTTGGGATGGTGACTTCTACGTAATCAGGGAAAAACATATTTAACCCGATACCTGTGCATACTTTAATTGTTTTTTCTTTACTCATACTTTTTTTTTATCATTCTTATTAACTCATTATACCCTAAAAAATCTTCAAACTTATCATAATAAAGTTTTACATAATTACAGGCAAGTTTTAATTGTTCCCTATTAATACAACTATCTATAACTGAAACACATTTTTGTTTAGCCTCAATTTGTTTAAGAAGTTCCACCTTTAATAATTTTTAATAATTTTATTATTTTATCACACATCTCATATTCTTCAATAGATTCATAATACTCCAAAGATTTACCCAAACTTTCCCCCCAATCTTTTTTATATAATTCTGTTGTTAATATGAAATCGTCTAATGGGTTAATGATTCTAAAAATAACCAAAGAATCTAAACCTTCATCTATGCATTTTCTCACACACTCAACAATTAGTGAGTGTATTAACCATTTATTTTCTAAAAAGAAATTTTTTTTATCGTCTTCATTACTAAAATAAAAATCTTTCATAAAGATAATACTGCCTTTTTATAGTCATCATATAATTTTGATACGTACATCTCACATATAGTTTTAGATGAGATAGGGTCAACCCCTAAAGAACACAAATCACTAGAAATACTTCTATGTAAAATATTTCTACTATATTGAGTGGTTAAATCATATACTTTACCATCTAATGAAGTTTTTATTTTTGAGGGTAATCCTTTGTTATCGTATACTGGTTCATAACCATTACCCAAAAATTTAGACATTTTATCAAATAAATTTTTTGTGTTCAAGATATCCATAACATATATTTTAAACAAATATAGAAATATTATTTTAATTATCCAAATTAATTTCGTTAATTAATTTATGTAATCTATGATCATTTAATCCTAATCTTTCTTTACAATCTAAAAGTTCTGATGCGTTTAACTCATAGTTTTGGTAATACTTTTCATATTCTACTAATAGGTTATTTAAACTATCAACAAAATCATAAAATACTGATCTATCTCTGGTATTATTTAATATAGTTAAAGAAGCCTCTTTATCACCTTTATGTATTTTTTCTAATAATAGATGTGAACTACTTTTAATAATAGATATTTTTAATTCATCTAATAACCTATCTATATTATCTCTTTGAATTTTAATATCATTGACTTTATCCCTAACAGTATTCAAAAAATTCTCATTTAAATTGTTATCTTTACTAAGATGTTTTACTAAGGCATTGATTAGATTTGTATTTTCCATACACAATAATATTAATTTTATTTAAAAAAATCAACTTTTATTATTTAATGTATGATACACATAATGTTAAAATGTTTTTAGAGACTTTTATAAAGTTCTTCATATTTATAAATAAAAAGATATGGAAACTTGTAAAATTTGTAAAGAAACTTTTAACAACCTAAAAGGGTTAAGTAATCATGTTAATGCTAAACATAATATTAGTAGTAAAAAATACTATGATAAATATCTGAAAAAAGAAGATGAAGGGCAATGTACTGTTTGTGGTAACCAAACTACTTACCGAAATTTTGGTGTTGGTTATTTAAAAAATTGTTCACTAGAGTGTAGAGATAAAAATAAAACAATCAAACGTGATTATTGGAAAGGTAAACGTCAATCAAAAGAAACTATAACTAAAAGGGTTCAAAATACAAACCAAAAAACTAAACAGTTGAATTGGGAGTTATCTAATATGAAAAAGTATGGTGTAACCAATCCAACTAAATTAGATTCAATTAAAATTAAAATTAGTAAATCACTTAAAGGTGTTGGTAAACCTAGAACCAATAAATGGCAAAATAAAATTATTAAATCAAAAAGAAAAAATGGGACTTTAAATCACTCCGAAGAAACTAAAAATAAAATTAGGGATGGCATCAATAAGTATTATTTGTCAAATTTAGATAGAGAAAAATATATTTCTAAGTCAAATAATAATAAACATTTTTGTGGTTGGTATAATGGGTTATATTTTAGAAGTTCATTAGAATTATCTTTTTTAGTTTTAAATAGTCATACAACATTTATTAGTTGTGAAAGAAATCAATATAAAATAATATATGATAAAGATGGTAAACAAAAAGTTTATTATCCAGATTATACTGATGGTGATAATATTTATGAAATTAAACCAACTAAATTACTTAAATACAAAGATAATGAATTAAAAATTAATAAGGGTTTAGAATTATATGGTGGTAAATATAAAATTATCACTGAAAAAGAAGTACCCTATATAGAAAAAACTAAAATATTAGATTTAATCGAATCTGGAATTGTTAAAGTTAATGAAAAAACATTAAAAATAATAGAAAGATATAATCATTAATTTGTTTTATCGAAATCTTATGTTTACATTTGTACAAACAAAATAAATAACTATATATGAATATATTTGTATTAGATTTAGACACTAAAAAATGTGCGGAATATCATGTAAATTGTCATGTTGTAAAAATGTGTGTGGAGTACGCGCAACTACTATGTGGTTCTCATTGGATGTTGGGTAGTAATCATGTTGCACCATATAAACTGTCCCATAAAAATCATCCCTGTTCTATATGGGTTAGAGAATGTTTAGAAAATTATATTTGGTTGTGTGATTTAGGGATGGAATTATGTAAAGAATATACTCACAGATATGGTAAAAGACATAAATCACAAGATATAATCGAATGGTGTATGATACATAAACCAAATATTAAAGAGTTAGGTGATATCACACCATTTCCTTTGGCAATGCCTGATGAATGTAAGATTACTGGTGAAGCGGTAGAATCTTATAGAAAATACTATATTATGTATAAAAAAGATTTTAGTAAGTGGACTAATAGGGAAATACCTTTTTGGTTTACCCCTTTAAATGATTCATCAGTACACCACCAAGAGAAGATACTTGCACCATAATGTTATTTATAACATCGTCATCCAGTTTAACTAATTCTTTTGTGTAGTCAATACCTAATACACCAATAAATTTATCGTCAATAGTTTTTATTGCAAATATATAACCTGATTTACATCCGTTAGTTTCCGCAATATCTTTTAAACCAAAGGTAGCAATAGTTTCATCTTTATAATTATAAATCTCAATTACATCATTTGTAACTAATCTATTTAATGCCCTAGAAAATATATTTACAGGTATATTCTGTAAACTGTGTTGTATTGAATTAACATTTATTGATACACTTTCATAAATAATAGAAAATTTGGTAATGGATTTACCAGTTGGGTAAAAGTGTCCTCCATTATGGAATTGGGTTATCCAAACCCTATCCGATTTAACACCCTCTCTAATTTCATCTATTTTATGTGTAACTTGTTCACCTAATAAAAGTGTTTCTGTGATTGGGTCTTTTTTATTTTTCTTTTTATCTAACCAGTTCTTAACTAATAATAATGCAATTGGACTTATTACTCCAGTTATGAATGCGATTGTAATTTCAGCCATATTAAACGTTTATATTATAAATATAATCTCTAAGTAAAAAGTATTATATTGGGCAAAAAAAATGGGAGTCAATAACCCCCACTTTTTTATTTATATATGATTATCAGAGAATTAATTCTGAAGCCGTCCACAACATTTTATTTACTTCTAAATTTTGTTCAATGGAACGAATTAATCTACTTCTAGATCTCCTAACACTACCGTTGTCTTTTGGTGTCACAATCAGAGTCCCACCTTGTAACATATTTTCTTGAACTCTGTTGAATACACTCCATAAATCGTTACCAGAATCTTCTTGTCTACGGATAGATAACATCTGATTAAGATCTACCATTTTGTTCTCACCCCAACGATTATCCGCAATCATTTTTGCGAAATCATACTGTTGTGTTTGAGTAAGTTCTTTAGACATCATTCTTTGAACTTGACCAACAACTTGTGGGATTTTTTCAGTAGACATATTGATGACATTAAGAATGTCTTCTTTTTGGAATCCTTTATGCATCACTCTGAATTCATCAAAAGTTTTATCTGCGATAACTAATCCGTTAGAACATACTAATCTGAAAAGTCCTACATGAAATTTAAATGATGAAGAACCATCGTGAGAATTAGTCAAAAGAATTTCGGGATGTGTATCACCTATTTCTCTGGCGATTTGGGTATTACTTTCATTTCTGAATCGTAACATATGTTTCTTAAATGGACTCTTAGCCTCCTTACCTTTTCTACTTCCCGATTGCATAGCCTTTGTAGGTAACCAACCTTGTTCATTTAAGATGTCAATCACTTCCGTAGTAGGAATAAAACGATAAACATGTGACAAATGATTTGATGGGGCTTGCGTTAAAGCCGATGGACAAATCGAACCAATCTCATTTAAACTTAGATAATTCATAATTATTATTTTTTAGTTATATACAAATCTAATCATTATTTTTTAATCCACCAAACATTTTAACCTTTTTTTTTAATATTTATTTTATATTATTGTATCTATGAGAAAATTAAACAGAGCGGAGATAAGATTTCTAACATATTTAGATCAACATTTAGATGATGTATTTGACAAAACAGAAGCCTTTAGAATATTAAAAAATGATTTAGGTTTAGATTCTAAAGAGGCTGCACACCTATATAGTGTTTGGTATCATAGTAAAGGTGATAAAGATTATAGTGAGGTGGAATATGATGATGAAAATGCTTTAGTTTCTTTTATTAGAAAAATGAGTTCATTTAGTCGTAATTCTGAAAGAGAAGAGTATTTAGATTTATTATATGATGATGAATATGAGAAATTAGAAAAAATATATGGTGAATGGATTAATATCCGTTGCGGTGGTTGGAGAAGTTCTACACCCTGTATTGTATGGAATGATGATTACATAACATTAGAACTAGAGTATAACGAATGGAAAGAACATTTTTCTGGTTTATATGAACAAGATTTATATATTTATGATAGTATTTTTAGTGATTACGGAAGTGATTATGAAGAGGTAAGTGATGAAGAATTCGATTATGTTTATACTAATGAAGAAACTGAAGAATTATTTAAAACATTGGCACTAATCGGTGGTAAAAATACTTGGCCTGGTAAAGATAATAAAAATATAGAACAAGGTGAAGTTTCAGAATTTTTAGAAGGTATTTTACCAACAGATAAATATGAAGATATAAAAAATGATTATTTAACCGAAGTTGGTTATGCGGTTACTAGATCTAGAGAAACTGCCGCAAAAGAAGAATATAAAAGTGAAATAAAATATAATACAGATGATGCATCATGTAATTCAGGTTCTTATTGTATTGAGATACCTTATGATGATTTAATTGATATTATAACAGAAAAAGGTTTAATTAATTTATCTGAATTAAAAGATGCGGAAATACAACCATATGTTAATTTAGAAGGTGTTTATTATGAGTCGTGGGTAGACGATGAACAAATAGAAACTATTAAAACTGAATTTAATAGAACTTTAAGTAGAATTATTGATAGTATTATTGAAAATGATGATATTGATCTTACTGAATTAATGGAAAAAAGACAAAATTTTTATAAATATATTAAAGATTTAGGTTTTGTTTTAGTATCTCAGACAAATGAAAAGGGTGACTGGTACAAAAGTAAGGATGATAAGATTCATTTTTACATGTTGGATGTGGATTTTGAAAATGATAAAATTAAATTTACATATGAAGGTAAATCACATTTAGTTCCAATAGAAAATTTAAGTGATTGGGTACAAGGAAGTGTTTTAGATTTAAATGAAAGTGTTAGATACAATAAAACTAAATTACTAAAAGAAAATAAAAATATCGTAAATAAAATATCAATATTTGATTTTGATGGTACACTTATGTCTACACCTCACCCAGAAGAAGGTAAAGTAATATGGGAAGAAAAGACAGGTACAAAATACCCACACATCGGATGGTGGAGTAAACCAGAATCTTTAGATACTGAAATATTCGATATTAAAACTATACCACCTACAGTTAATGCGTATGAAAGAGAAAAAGAAAATCCTAATACATTGTTAGTGATGTTAACGGGTAGATTACCTCAACAACATAAACAAGTAGAAGGTTTATTATCATCAAACGGAATTTATTTCGATGAATATCATTATAAAGGGAATGGAGATACTTTAGGTAGTAAGTTAAATACTATTAGAACCTTACTTATTAAATATCCTACGGTGGAATCTATTGAGATGTGGGAAGATAGAGAACCTCACGCAATAGAATTTAGAAAATGGGGTAAAGAAAATGGTATCCCTTTAAAAGTTAATTTAGTAGTAAAAAGATAAATATTTATTCATCTGTTTTAGGTGAGGGTAAATCTTTAAAATCACTGTAATTGTCATAAAGATAATCCATAATCATATCTTCATTACAGTAATACATATTCCATTTATCATAACCAAAATAATCAGGTATAAGTTCTTCTTCATCATTGTAGTCTAAATTATCCTGTCCTTCGGTTATGTAATGTTCATAACACCAGTTGTAGTAATCACTATCCACTAATTCTCTGTAATAGTCATCACCATCACCTTCCACTTTAAAAATTAACGTAAGGATATTATCTGAGTCACAAATAATATCATAAATCTCTTGTATTGTGTAATTCATAACATATTTTGGAAATAAATATGCTAAAATTTAACAACACGCAATTTTAATTTAAATTTTTTACAAAGATCTATCATATGTTTAGTACCCTTACTTTCTCCATCCCAAAAAATAATTGCACCATCAGCCACTTTAGCCATCTCTTCATTTCTCATATAACCTGCCCTTTTGCCGTATAAATCCCACATTGCAGGGTATTCTTCGACTTTATGATGGTTTTGGTGTGCATAATCTTCACCTAATGAATCTGCACCTCTGGCTTTTCCAGATATAATAGTTATGTCTTTTTGATTTTGTAGAAAGTAATCTAATTTCTTTTTTAAAAGTTCATAGTCATTAAATGTTCTACTACCTGCAACTATGACTTTCATTGGTTATTTCTACTCTCTAATTCGATTAATTTATCTAAATATTGTTTTGCCTTCTTAAGATCTTCTATACCATTTTTATGTTTCCATCTGGTAACATATTTAACAATATTTCCCTCAAAAAAATCTAAATTATGTGAATGGGCATAATCCCACATTTCGATACCCTTATTATAATGTAATGGGTGAACAACTCTTTCGTTTGTACTAATAGGTTTATCCATATTTTTTTGTTTTAATAATATGGATTTTTTACTTAAATGTCAATATATTTTTAAAATATATGGTGGAAATTATTTACTACAAAATAACTTTGGTTGTCTATATCGACTGTCATTAAGTGATCAGTGTTTAACGCATTACCAATCATCTCTTTTATCATACCCATCTCATCAAATTCAATAACATTTTCTTCTATTGCCTCTTCTATTGTTAATTCCGACCCTCTAATATAGTCATAAGGATTGCCCATATAATCTTCATATATTTCTTCATATCTATAATGGGTATACATTTTAATGATATCTTCTTTCGATGGGGTTTTTTCTTTCAGATCTTCTATCTCATCCTCTAAACTTGAGATATACATTAATAAATTATTATATTCCTCACTTAATTCATTTATTTTAGTTTCTATGATATCTAAATATTTAGTGTACTCATCGGAATCATCTTCATCATCTATTTGTTGTAGTATAATTAATTTTTCAGATTCCAACTTATCTATTTTTTTAAGTATTGAATTTTTATTTTTATTACTAATTTTTAATTCAACTTCATTTTCCTCTACCATTTCTTTATTATATTCAATATCTTCAATAGTATTCCCATCACCGATATAATTTAACATTTTATATGGTGACATATTAGTTATCTCCTCCTCAATTATTTCAGTTATATTGTAATCTAATATTTCCTCATTTAATTTCATGTATTTTTCTAATATCCAAACACTATAACCATCAAATTCAGTTTGAACCATTTTTTCTCTAATACTTCTAACTAAATCGTCATATGTACCAACTTCATATAAATTATTATTTGGTATATAGTTATATATTTCTAAATCATAGGTAATTCCCCTAAAAACAAATAATTCTGGATCAACATTTAGTGATTGGGCAATCGCTCTAACTTCATCACTATAATCATTTTCTGATGGTACAACCCAATTAATAGTTTCGTCATACATTTCATCATCCCCAACTGAATTATTTTTATATAACTTTATGACTCTACTAATAATATCTTTATCATCAATATGTAATTCTTTATTTAAAGTTTTATATATATCTGTTGAATTTTTCGATATAGAATTTTTATGTAGATAATTAAGTAATTTTAATTCTACTTTATTAACATTATTAATGTCTTCTTTTATTAATCCTCGCAATTTCATATACCTGGCCCAAATACTGATGTTACACTAAAATGTGTAATATAGTTATTGTAACTCTCAATATCAGTAACTTCATTAGAACCATGAGGTAAATCATTTTCATATACCTCATCAAAAGTTTGTGTATAATCTTTTCTAATGATCATATATATGTTGTCTTTATTAATTTCGAAAAAATCTGTAACATCTCCATTACCAGGATCTTTTAATTTACCTATATTCAGTACAGTATACTGTATCTCTTCTAATAAATAATAATGTTCTCTATCGTACCATTCACCAGATCCATCACAATAACTACAAGTTATTTTTCCATGTCCATCACAATCATTACAAGTTTCGTTACTCGCACCTCTACATTCACTACATTCTATTTCTTGTTCTTCACCCTCATCATCTGTTTCCATTTCCACACCACTACCACCGCAATAACCACATTCTAAACTACCCTCTCCATCACAAGTAGTACATTCTACTTCACCTTGACCATCACAATCATCACATCTTTCAGTTAAATCCCTATAATCTTCTTTAATCTCATCGGTAGTAGTTATGTACGTTAAAGTGTATTCCTCACCAGTGGAGAGTCTATCAGTTAAAAAATTGTCTACATTTAAATTAATGATAAATAAAAAAATTAAATCATTAGTTTGTTTCACACTTAAATGTAATTCATCTTGAAAAAAATTCCTTAATTCTCTAAATTCTGATGTAAGGACTAGTGAATGATCTTCATAACAATCAGAACAATTTATTTTTGTTAAAAAATAATTTTTTAATTTTGGGTGGTTATTAGAAAACAAATTTAAACATTTTCGATAAAAGGTATTATCTAAATTAAAAGTATCAGTATTTTCATTGATTATATTAATAAACTTCATAATAATTTTTTTACTTTTACAGTTAAATCACCACTACCTTTAATAACCCTATGATATACACCTTTAGGGATTAATGTCCTTTCAGTTAATGGTATTGGTAATTCATTGTCGATTTGTATCATCCAATCAGTATCTCCCACACTCTCAACAATTCTATCTTCCTTGTCTCTATGCCATACTAATTCACTATTATCTACACCTTCAGAAAATTTTCTAATGTGATAACCATCTACAACATTTTCATCAAAAGGAAAATTCATATTATTTCTTTTTACGTCCTTGACAATGTGCCCTTTGTGAAAAACCTTTTGGGTTATTACAATCAATAGATTTCTTATACTTCTGAGACCATTTTTCTTCCAACATATCAGAAGACATCTTTTCACCTTTTAATTTATTCATAAAGAAATCAAATACTTGATCGATATTAACCTTAGCCTCAGTTATGTGATCATCTGCCCAATCATGTCCATCATTTAAAATGTCATTTACTTTATTAGGATCAAATTCTTTAATCATAATATCTAATTGTCTTCTCATTTGAGTTAGGTTACTAAAAAACATATAGTTTTCACCTTTAGATTCTTCATTTAAAGTCTCTATAACTATTCTATAAAGATCTTTTTCTGTTAATGTTACTTTTTTCATATCTTATTTTTTTACCACCAAGTTCCTCCACCTGATAATCCTAATTGTTTTGCGTATCTAGGTAGTCTACAACTCCAATAACCTGCACTACATTTATCATTCTTTTGGGGGCAATTATGTCTATCAGAAAACGCCTTCCTAGCCTTAGGATCTCTAAGTTTAACTGCCAAATTACCTCCACCAGATTTTGCACCAAAGGATACTTTTTTAACTTTACCGTTACACATTACATAAACATAAAATTTCTTAGAACCACCTCTTTTAGGTTTACTAAGTTCTACTTTTTTACCTTTATATTCTGCCTCATTTAAATCATAATATTCGTTAGGTATGTCTAACCATACTAATTTACCTTCATATAAACCTTGTTTACCTATGTCGGTTTTAATCATTTCTAAATCATTTTGAGATAAATCTACTTTACCCTTTAAATATAAATCCCTAACTTCATTTATTAAATTGAAAAAGGATTTACTTCCGTATCTATAAACTGTTTCCGTTAAAGGTATTTGATTGTCTACGTGATATTTTAAACCTTCACTAATGATAGTTCTACTTTCAGTTAGTAACATTCTATCATAGTTTAAAGATTCATTCTTTTTAGATTTATATCCTTTAATTTTAATCGGACTAGGAGATTGTCCTTTACCTGATTTACCGTCATTCTTTTCTTTTTCTCTCTTACGTCTACAAGCCGAATCTTTTGCAGATTGACTCATATTAGCTGCCACACTCTTTGCTCTACAAACTGGGTAACCTCCTTTATCGGAATCACCTCTACCACATTCAGGATGACCACCACCTTCTTTTTTTCTACATATGTTTACCCAAGGTCCTTGTGGTTGTTTACTACCTTTACCTTTTTTCTTAGTACCAAACCATACCGCCAAATCTTCGTGAATTTTTATATCGTGAAATGAATCTAAATCTTGTGCCATTTCAGGTGACCAAGATTCGTTTTTACTACCCGAACAATAATTTCCACTACATCTTTTTTTACCATCTAATCCTTTAATTTTACCTTTACATACTTGAACCGCATATCCATTAGCGTAGGCAGATGGATAAACATCGAACTTACTTTTGGCGGCACTAACACCTCTAGCACATAGTTTATTAGATTTTTTCTTTTTACCTTCATCTAAATTTTCTACACCTTCTTCATCTTCTTCTTTATGACTATTCGGCATAATAGTTATACCATACCTATTCAATATCTTTTCTAATGCGATAGGAATTGCCATAGACACCGCACCCATACTCATAACTGCAACAATCTTTGCAATATCTTTAGATTGTGATTTTAAAAATTTTATATCTCTTTCAGAAACTTCTTTGTTTGAAAGTAAGTTACCTAATATCTTTACTGCCTCAACAGTTTCAGACTTTTCTCTTTTTGCGATATTAACAAAATTTTTCCATGAGTTAATCATGTCTTCTTTTTTGTTATTAAAAAGGGATTTCATTTTATCACCAAATTCATTAACTACTTTAGGTTCTTCTTCTGAAAATAAACCAGTTGACTTACCATCAAACCTCATTTCATTAAATAACCTCTTGTATTGTTCTATACCTAATTTTATCTTCATAATACTTAATTTATTCTATTCTTAATTTATTATATTCTATAAATATAATATGTTTCACCATTATACGTTTCGTCCTCTTTTAAAATGATAATAACTTCACGTCCATCATAACCAGCTAGTGATGAACCTCTATCTTCTGTTTCTGCTAAATTCGCTTCAAATCCTGATTGATCAAAATTGAAAAATCTATTTATTGCGTCTGTTCTAGTGTAGCCCATTTCATCCGTAAAATAATCTAAACCTTCACTTTCAATTCTTTCCTTATATTTTTCTTCCAATTCCTCCATTAATTCTTCTTTAGCGACATCCAATAACTCTTCTAATTCATTTTGTTTATACTCTAATTGGGATTCTAAATCACTTAGTTCATCACTCAATTCTCTCATTCTAATACTTATTTTTTCTATATCAGAATCAAGATTCCCATCTTCATTTTCATCTTCCAGATCACTCATCTCATCATCTAATGAAGATATTTCTTCAGAAATTTCCTCTATTTTTGCCTCAATTTCTTCTATATTATTTTTAATTTCATCTTCATCGTAACCAGCTTTACTAATTATTTGTTCATCACTCATATCTTCTATTTCTCGATTTGCCTCATCGTATGCCAAATCATTCAATACGTAGTAATCAATTTCAAGATAATCTTCCAAATCCCAACTATTTATATTATCTAAACCAAGTTCATCAACCCACCCGTCAAAACGTTGTTCCATTGCACGTGTTGCGTCATCATCATCACCAACTGCATAATATCTATCAGATTCCAAATCCTTATAAACATTTAAACCATAATGATTATAAGATTCTTTTATTATCAATACTGGTGGTAAATCTAAAAATTCTGATAATGCCAAATGTTCATTATCATAATAAGAAATATCATCCATATCTTCTAAATCTGAATCAGTTAAATTTTCATAATTACCATCTTCATTAAAATGATTTAAAAATAAATGAAGTAGTTCATTTTTAAGATCCATATCAGAGATATTTAAAACTTTAGTTAAAAATGACCATGTTACGGAAACATCATCAGTTTCCCCCAAAGAAAGTGTCATTGCCCTAAGAACTCTTTTATGTATTGGTTGGATGGTATTTTCTGTTATAAGTTTACTTAATTTCATATTTATTAATATTTACAATTATAATAATAAATATTACTTTTGTAAGTAAAATGAACAATATTAAATTATTTTAATTATGTTAATAGTAAATGTTAAAAAAAGCAATATAGAAAGGGCACTTAAAGAACTTAAAGGTAAGTTTATAAAAACCAATATTGCTAAAGAATGTGCAAATAGAAAAGAGTTTGTAAAAAAATCAGTTAAAAAAAGATCTCAATTACAAAAGGCACAATACATTCAAAATAAAAAAATAAATAACGATTAAATGGAAGAAAGAGTTTTAAATTTATTAAACGAACAGATATGGTTCGAAAACAGAGCATCTCATTATTATTTAAACCTATCAGTTTTATGTGAGTCAAAAGGTTTTAAAGGTATATCTAAATTTTTTAGAGAACAATCAAATGAAGAAAGAGAACACATGTTAAAAATATGTGATTACATTTTAGAACAAGATAGATTACCAATAATTCCGTCAACTACATTTTTAAATGATAATGATTTGGATTTTGATAATCTATTAAAGATATTTGAGGATAGTCTTTTTAATGAAAAAGAAATCACCAACTCATTCCATAAAATTATTTATGCTTGTAGAGAATTAGGTGATTTCACTACCGAAAGTTTCATTCAATGGTTTATAGAAGAACAAAGAGAAGAGGAATCTAAATTTAAGTCCTTAATTGATGAATTAAAGATTATCGGAGGTAATACCACAGGAGGTTTATCTTTATACCTTTTTGATAAGAATATTTCTTAGTTTATTTTTGCGTAAATATAAATACAGTCTAAAGACTCAACAAATTTTATATCACCACCTAAACCTTTTTTTTGTGCCTTAGTTTTATAACCATCATAAATCTTATCAAAATTTTCCTGCAATTCTTCGGGTTTTATTTTACCTAAATAAAATAATGCCTTATCATTTTGTTCACTATTTTCCATTTCACACCCATTTCCATATAAATATCTGAAAGGGTTAAAATGCTCTTCTATTTAAATTTCTAAACATATCTGTAATTTGATTATCTATCCTCATATGTATCGCTCTACCTGCTTCTACCACATCTGCATTGAGTTCAACTGGCATTGGGATTTCTTCTTCATTTTCTACTTCTTCTTCCATAATAGGATACACATCACGTTCAATTGGTATTTCCATCGCAAGACCAAAATTGGTTGTATTGTTTTTAGTGTCTTCATCTTTCAACGATATTAAAAATCCTCTATTTAAAAGCTCAATATCTGCAAAAGACTTTAATTTTTTCTCATAATTTTCAACAAACAATAAATGATTCAATCTGTTAACAAGTAAATTACCTATACTTTTATGATATTCACTTGTCACTTTATTACAATAAGAAAGTATCTGAATTATTTTATATGACATTTCATTTTCCAATACCTCTATTTCGATTGCAGACATATTATTAGGTGTAATTATAACAAATATTTTTGTTTTACCAGACTTAATTTTAAGTTTATAATTTTGTCCAGAATTGTTAATACAGTTGTTAAGTTTATTACCCGCCCACTTCAAATCTAATTCAGAAGTCAATTCTTTAATTTTAATATCGTAAGGTAAATTTAAATCACCAAAATTAATAGGTTTAATTATATCTGCACTATATTTTTTCTTTTCCCTATTAAGTTCATTCAACATATTTTCATATGTCGGTTTAAATAAAATATTTCTACTTAAAAGTGATTTTTGTAAAAGTGGTGATACCCATTCACCATCCGTTTTAAATAACTTATTTATATTTTTTACTAAAACATGTGTTTCTTGAACATTCATTTTAAATTTAAAGATTACAAATATTAACCATCTTTCTGCATCTATATTTTTTTCAATATAATCTATATGTGATTTATCAAAATCGCAATTATGAAATTCTTTGTTTATCAAAGAAATCATTTTACAGAAATAACCATTTTTTAAAATAATTTCCGCCTTAGCCTTTTGTTTTTTATTAACATTCCCCCCAACCAATTTATAGGCAGACATAAACGTTAGTGGGTTGAATGATAATCTCTCTAATATTGCAAATATTTCAGTATTAGGTTTGCAATACTTTTTAGGTGTCAATGTCCAAATAACTTCATTAAAATTTGCCCATTTTTCTAAAACTTGTTGCGGTATACTATAATTGGGTGCCAACCAATTAACATTTTCATTAGTATCTAAATCAGTATTAATAAGTGTATTTTTTATCTTCCATAAATGTTTTTTATGATCGAAAAATCTAGATATTGTAAAGTACTTTTTGATATTAGATCGGTATTTCATATACATTTCTTTATATTTTAATCCGAAATAAATACCAAAACTTTTTCTAGTCATCTTAATAATACTTTCAGGTATTAAGGGCTGACTTAATAATTCCATACATTTCTCAACATCACAATAACAATCTAACTCATCTATTTTTTTAAATAATCTGATTGCAGTGTGTGAAGGAGTATATATCGCAGTAACTTCTAATTGTTTAGTATACAAAAAATTCTTAAATTCTTCTGTATAAAGAATTTTATTTATACTTAAATCTATACCTACCTGACAACAATTAAAATCAAAGCCACTTAAAACATAATAGTAATCTGTTTTAGGATTATCAGCAAGATAAGTTTTTTTAATATATATCGTATTTAAAAACCCTTCTCTTTCTACTTTATCTATTTGATAACTAGTATATGCGTCATAACCTATTTTAGTAACCATGTATCCATCTCCTTCTATGTGCAAAGAATCTGATCTAACTGGTGTGTTTGCGTTTGTAGTTTTATAATTTTTATCCTCAATAAAAATATCTATATCATTTATTGGGTAATCTCCACCCCAAACCATTTTTAAAATAGTATTTGCGACTGCACCCCCAGCCAAAAAACCTGAGCTTGGTATGGTGTCATACTTACTTAACTCAGTTAGTATATCATTTACTAACGATTCTTTTTCTAAAACATTATTCGTCATCTTTATCATTTTTATAGTTTTTATACAAAAAATAAGAAGGTATTGTTATACCCAAAAATAAAATCACATATAGAATTATAGGGAAAATGGTTATCAACGTTAAAAATGAAAAAAAGCATATTACCACAATCAAAATATATTGCCTAATTTTACCCCTATTTAAATCATCAAAATTAAACATACTAAATAATATCATCTAAATATTTTGCCACTTCTTTTACTATATCTTTTTTAGAGACACCTGACTTAACAAGGTCACTTACTATATCAACTATTTCGTAAGAAATATAATCTACATAATCACCGTCAAAATCCTCATCGGCATCATCATCTTTAAATGGTGAATAGTTATAACTATAAGATTCTTTAATTACTTTTTTATTGTGAACGTACTTAACCAAACCTAAATGAGAGATTAATTTTTCACCTGCGTTTAAAGAAGATTCTACTTCACTGATAACCACATATTCTTGATTAGTATGTTGTTTATAATACCCACAACCTAAGTTAAGGCAATTAAAATCATATTTGGATGCCAACTGATTTACATCGGTAAATGGATCATAAGAAAACTTAGTATACCCAGATTCATTTAAATTATCTTTTATCTTTTCTTTAAATTCAGAATCAAAAAGATTAACACCCCAACAAACTTCAGTTATCCAATTACTTGATGGTGCATCAAATTGGATTGCGTATCCTACATTATCGAAAAATGAATCATCAGATTCTTTAGATCCCTTCATACCGATTTCTTCCTCAACGAAAAACGCCCCTTTTAATTTGTCTACCTTATTGAAGAGTTCTAAACAAACAAACACACCGCACTTATCATCACCACCAATACCTGTTTGAATTTCAGTTGTAGGGTGAAAGGCAGTTAAGTTTCCATCATTTTCTTTGATGATTAATCGTTCTTTGTTTTCTATTAAGGAAACATGTGTCCTATGAACTGTATCCATATGTGAAACTACACAAGGAAAATATTCTCCTTCAGATAATTCACCTTTAGTTACATAAAGGTTACCTTTTTGATCTGTGTAGTAATCAAAGTTATTAGTTTTCGCAAACTCTATTATGAAGTCTCTAACCATACTTTCATCACCTGAAATAGATGGTAACGATAAAACCTCTTTTAAAAAATCTAAATTCATATCTTATTTTTATACAAATTTAGTAAATAGATTTCGAAAAAACAAATTTTTATTGGTATATTATTTACAAAATACGTTTTTTAACGATATTTATATATAATAACAATTATTAAAAACTTACTAAAATGGGTTGCGGTTGTAAAAAGAAAAAACCAGTTGCTACAAAACCAGTTAATGAAACTAGTACAAATCAAGGTAGTACTCAAACAAACGGTGGCAATTAATTAAGTTAGTTGATTTGCGGGTCCTCTAGCTGGTTCTACCGCCCAAGGTGAATTATCTATTGGATTCGCAACTCCTCTATTCACATCTTTAAGAGGCCAAACAGTTGCGGGTGCACCTGCTGGGGCACTACTAGATTCTTCCTCATCTAACAATTCTTCATCAAATTGTTTAGTGTAATCATCTACACCTATACCATATTCGGTTACTACTAAACCATATCCACCTTCCTTATCGTAATACCCCAAATATATTCCTTTATCGTCATATACTACAGTTTCATAAGAATTACTTTCAAAGTTAAGTTTTTTAGGTTCATTATTAACCCATTTAAGTATTTTTTTATACCAACTTTTAGGATTTTTGATTGTCTCACCAAATTCTCTAATTAGTATTTTCTTATATTGACTTTCTGTAATTATTATTTTCATCACCAATTTCTTTGTCTATTATTAATAACATTTAAAAGTTTAACTTTTATATTTCCTTTACCTGTTGTTTCTTTTATTTGTTTTTCTAAATCATAAAAAAACATACCTACATCTGCGGTATCAAAAATAGTGTCAATATAAACTATTAATCCTATTTCATTATCAAACGCAGTTACAACCTCAACATTTTCTACCGTATCTAAAATTGTTTCACAATCCAAATCTTCATCAGAGTAATCCCAATTATCATCCTCTGTGGAATTCTCACAAATTTCCTTTAAATCATTAAACGCGATATCAACTATTTTTTGATAGACAGTTATAAGTTGATTTTCGGTTATTAAAACTTTCATTCTTTTAAATCAATATACTGTTCTAATTGTTTTGGTGACCATTCATTATAAAAATCATGTAAAATATCGGCTGACATATCTCTCTCAAGTTTCGCTTCATAAAGTTCCCAATCTAATTCAACTGATGAATTATAAACTGAATCAATTATATCGACTTTAAAACTAGGGTTATCGATTAATTGGGAGGCGTTGTATAATGCCTCTTCTCTCGATCCAGCCCTTATGGTTATTTGATAATCAAAAAATGTTCTGGCTTCAACTATCGCAGGTAATGCAACATTAATTATATAAGTTCCCTGAAATTCTAATGGTTCACCCAAAAAAGATTCATATTCACTTTCGGGTGTGTTTTCAAAACTTTTTTCATAATTATTAATTATTGTTGTCGCATCTAGATCACTTAAACCCCAATTTTTTTTTAAATCCTCAGTAGTTTCATTTGTGTCAGTATAAACTTTTTTTAGATATCTCATAATCTTTATTATCTTTGGGGTAATAGTATTACCTATAGATAATGATTCACTATCATCCTCAAATAATTTTTTATATTGACTTTCAGTTAATCTAATTTTCATTGGTTTCTGATTCTTCTTTTTTATTTCTAGATTCGGTAACAGTTTTTATAACATTTAAAAATTTACCACCAAAAGTATAACCAGCAAATAATACCATAGAATATTCTAATGCATCTATAATAATTTCAAATCTATTTAAATCTATCACACTATCTTTAGAGACACCTTTAAACATTAAAACCCCTAATGTTATATAATGTGCAATTACTGCCCATAACAAATAAACTCTACTTTGGGAATATTGTCCCTTTTCTGTTAACATGTCTTTAAAAATATTCATAATATGTTTAATTTTTTTACTCATAAATAAAACATTAGGTTTGTTATTATTATAAATATCTTTAAAAATAAAAAACCCAACTAATGTTGGGTTTAATATTATAAAATCTCTTTTATTTTAGTTGTTAAGACGGATTCACTTACTACACCACTATTCCTCCAGATTTGTTTACCTTCCTTAACCATTACTAAAGTTGGTATACTTCTTATTTGAAACTGTGCCGCCATATTCCTATCTTTATCGATATTAATTTTGACTACTTCAATATCACTATTATTTTTTTTAAAACTTTCAATAATAGGATTCATCATTCTACACGGACCACACCACTCTGCCCAAAAATCTATTAAAACTGGTTTTTCTGATTGTAATAAAGTTTCTAATTCCATTGTTTTGTTTTTGTTAATTATTATTTATTATAAATATAAAAAAGGGGGAATAAATCCCCCCACTGAAACACTATTATTTTTTTTTATTTTACTTCTAATACCTCAACATCGAAGATTAGTTTCTTACCTGCCATAGGATGATTGGCATCTAATTTAACACCTTCTTCATTAATTTCAGTCACAATAACATTAATTGTACCTCTATCACTATGAGATTCTAAAAAATCACCAACCTTAACACCTTCTGGTACTCTATCTGAAGGAACTACTGTAACTAAACCATCTAAGTATTCACCATACCCTTCCTCTGGATTAATCTCAATAGTTTTTTTATCACCTTGATTTAAACCTAATAAACCTTTTTCAAAACCAGTAATTAAAGAACCCTGACCTAAAACAACATTTAAAGGTTCTCTACCTTCTGTTAAAGAAGTGTCAAATACTGTTCCGTCCTCAAATCTTCCTGTGTAGTGGACAACTACACCCTTACCATTTTCTACTGCCATTTTTTAATTTTTTTAAATAATAGTGATAAAAAAAATAATAGTCAATACTATTATAATTTTATATCAAATCTATCTTTCATTATTTGGATTTTATCTTCAGGTACTTCATGTTGATTTACACCATCGTGTCTATTTTCAACAACAATACTGAAAACTTTATATCCATATTTTTTCGCCAATTCATAATATGTATCCATTTCCCATGTTTGAGTAAATGTATTAGATACCGAAATTTTTTCCTGTTCAGATTCCATCCACTCCTCAACAATGGTTTGACACCATCTATGTGCATCTTTTATTTTGGTGATATCAAAAACATAATTACTTGTGTCATCTAAAAAATACATATCTGCCTCCACATGATTCTCAGTTAATGTTTTAGCGAAAGTAGATTTACCTGAACCTGGTATTCCTCTTACTATATATAAAATTTTATCTTTCATGTTTATTCTGATTTAGGTAGTTTTTATTAAGATACGGATATCGCTATAATAGTGATAAAAGTAAACCATATAGCAATTATGATTATTGTTACTAAATTTGAATTTTTCATCTTTTAAAGATTATATATCCATTAAAAATATTAAAATCAATATTGGTATCCATAGTGGTGCAGTTACCCACCACCAACTCCAATCAATATTATCAGTTAACTTTAAAACCATAAAAATAAGGAAGAGTATCACACCCAATCCTAAACCACTAGATGAACTTTTTTCACTCATAATTTATTATTTATATTCTTTTTTCGTGATGATCTTTTGGTAAACACAATTTTTTGATTGGTTGGTTTTTAACAATAGTTAAAATTTCATCCATAGATATTGGATATAAGTTATTACCATCTACACCCACATCTAATGATTTACCATCCCCTAATCGTAAATTAGGTGGTAAATGTACGTGTCCATGTAAGTGAATGACACCATCATTCATACTGTCCCAAGACGCAATCGGATAATGCATACATACGAATGAATATTTATCCATTTGATTTTTACCCACTATCGATGGTCTACGAATATCTAAGAACAAATAATCGTGTGTTGATGAAAATATTTTCTGTATATCTTCTTTATCTTTACGGATATGGTGATCGTGATTACCATAAGTTAAATGAATGTTCTTACAGATTATTCTATTACGAAATTCCTCAATTTTTTCAAACCCACCAAAACTCCAATCACCTAAATGAATTAGTATATCATCTTCACCAACAATTTCATTAATGTTATTCACTAATGTATCGTTCATATGATTAAGTGAATTAAATTTACGGGTTAGATTTTCCGCACCTACCCATTTAGTAGTTGCAGAACAAATATTTGCGTGATTGTAGTGTGTATCACTCGTAAAAAATAAACGTTGTCCCTTTTCTAAAACTAATTTCATAAGACAAATATAAGTATAATTTTTTATATAATCAAATTATTTCTCTCAAAAAAAAAAATATTACAGGTTTTTGTTCTACCTTTATTAACCCATAATCTTTTGCCAATCTATAATTAGGTGTATCTCTTTGTAACCTATCAATAGATGACTCAACAATATTTCGAAACATTTCTAATGAATAAGTGGATTTCCATTTATTACATCTAGGACATGAAGGTAATAAATTATCAAAAAAATTATTATATTTATAAAATAAAAACTAAAATTATGAAAATTAAAAAAGACAGAAAAACAATTACTTTATCTCGTATCGTTAACAGAGTGATTAAAGAAGAAGTAGATAAAGAAGAAAGGTTTATCAATAAAATAGTCAAGTTTATTGAACCACCATATTTTTTTAATTTAGATTCGTTAGGTGTACCTTACCATTTATATGAAAAAATATTATCAATAAAATTTGGTGAGGAGGTAGATTATGAAGAAGATAAAGATGGGTTTGATTATCTAAATGTATATGATTCAAGAGGTAATAGAATATATTCTGAAAATATATTTGAACGTACTTGGTCAAAAGAAGAATATGATTCAAGAGGTAATAGAATATATTCTGAAAATTCAACTGGAAATTGGCGGAAAATGAAATATGATTCAAGTGATAATCTGATATATTCTGAAGATGAGAATGGGAAATGGAGGAAATATACATATGTTGGTAATATGGTATATTCTGAAAATGCTGATGGGAGTATTTTTAGTTGGGAGAGATGACTTATTGGTAGAAGTCTGGTTGGTCTTTCTTACGTTTAAATACGTACAACATATAAAAATCCCCTTCATCGGAAAAATTCAATAACGGTTTAATTAATTCTATATTATCTATCATAATTTTCTAAATTTTGGTTTTAATGCACTCCATATAATTTTATCATAATCTTTACCATCCCACATCGCAAACATAATCGCCTTTGCGATAGGTTGTTTATCTTTTATGAATTCCGCAAATTCTTTTTTAGTGGGTTCAGGATCCTTATCCCCATATTTACCATATCTAAAATAATCATAAGTTTTACCTAATTGATTATAATATTGGTACCATTGATATCCTAATTCACTAGAGTATAATTTAATTTTATTATAAAATTCATCAGGTACATCTTTAAGTAAGTCTTCTATCTTTCCACCAGTAGACAAAATTTCCCATACAGTAGTTGTTGATATGTTTGTCATTATCTTATGTAATCTAAGATACTCCTCACCCTTAATCTTCATTCTGTCACCATTAGAAAATTTAACTACATAACCTTCTTCATCATCTTTTATTATATTTTTCAGAGTAGTATAATCAATTATACCATCATATTTTTTCACTACCCTAAATCCTATATTATGTATTAAATTTTTTAATCTGATATCATCACCATCACTATATAGGTCAACTTCATACCCACTTTTGGTGTTTATCATTCCTAATAATACAATGTCTTCAAAATCGTAATTCACTACTATCCTATTATCATCGTATATTATTTCAAACAAGTAAGTATAATATTTATGTAATTTATCGTAGTTATATTTTTCTAACATCTCAAAACCCTTTATGGATTGATCGGAATTAAAAGAACCTCTGGTTGCGAACACCCATTCATCTTTATAGTAGAAAAGAATACCTAATGATCCATCCATTTTATAGTAAACATCGAATTCAGACGTTGGGGTGTGTTTACCTTCTTCCATATTAAAGAATTTCTTAAAAGGTCTGGCAACAATATCTCCATTAGAATTTGTCACTAATCCTCTACACATAAGAGTTATATCATCCCATAAAGATTCGTATTGTACTTTTTCAGTATAATTCCATATAGTTAAATCTAAAGTAGAATGTACCTGTTTATACAATAAACCTTTATCAAAGTATTCATTTAATATTTTATTCATTTTAAAGTAGTAAAACCAATCTCTTTATTTTTATCTCTACTAAAGATGATATGTTGTGCCCTACCATCATTGTGAATGATAACATGTGACTGTAACCACCCACTAGGTCCGTTATTGTAACCAACCCTTAATTTAGTACTGGTACCTACTGCCAATGCCCCATCTTTACGTCCTGGTGAATGATAATGTCCCACAACAATTTTAGTATTCAATTTACGAAACTGAGGTAAAGATCCTCTACTACCATTTGAACCTACATCGCCATGTTGACCTAACTCCCAATTCTTAACCTTATAAGAATCGTTTCTACCTAATGTAATGTATTTAGGGAATCTTTCGTTAATGATGTCAGGTATAACCCCTTTAACATCACTAGGATTTTTACCGTATTGTTTTAAAAGTCTGGAACTTAAATCCATATATAATGGTGCGTTTTTAAATGTAGGTTGTTTTTTCCAATCTTCATTTTTCAACCATCTGTCAACAAAATCATCGTGATTTGATCTAACAATGACAACATTATCAAAACCACTAAATTTATCAAGTTGTTCCATCATTACATTTATCTCTTTACCCAAATCATTTGTACCATTCATTTCTTTACCG